TTACCTCTTTTTGCCGATTCTGTAGAGGAAACATATTGCTGTAAATATGTGTAATCTTTTTTTTCTAAATAACTATTAGCGCCAGTTACAGCTGATGTTGAATCATATACTTGTATACTTCTTATAAACAAAGCTCCTCCTGGAGCATTTACTTGATCTTGCCCTGCAACTAAGGAACCTGTTTGTTGAACTCTATCTGCATCAATAGGAACATCTCTAAATATTCTAGCTTGTGCGTTAAGAATAATATTTTCTAAAATATCTGTAGTTAAAACATTAGAATCTGTTTCTGTATAATTTCTAATTTGTGTAACTAAAGTTGTATAACTTAACCCAGCCATTATTTAGATTCTCCTTTATGTTTTAAACGTATCTTTTTTTGTTTTGCAGTTTCGTTTATTATTGGAAATCCTTTTTGTTCAACTTCGTTTTGTCTTACAGGTTTAAATATATTTTTTATCCAATTTAAAAATTTTTTAATCATGCGCTTAATGTAATTGGTCCAACAGAACAACCAATTCCTCCTCCTTTAACTCCACCAATTGTAGCAGTATCAGTATCAACTGTAAAGAAGAAGAAATTTGCTACTGCATAATCTGTGCTAATTCTTGCACCACTTCTAAATATTCCAGTCGTTATTGCATATCCAGCTGCTTTTGCAATATTAGCACCTGTAATACCATCAAAGTCTGCTGGATTATTATATTGAAAAGTTCCACCTGCTACAGTTGTAGCTACAGGTGCACCTCTAAATCTATAAGTTGTTCCATTTGTTAAACCATGTCCTGGTGCTGTAACATTTATAACACCTGATCCTGATTCATAAGTTTCAAAACCATTTTCCGGAATAGAATATGGAACAGCATTTTCTGTTCTATCTGGTCTAACATTACGTAAAGATATTGCATCACCATTCATAGGTTTTGGTTCAAGCTGTGGTTGCTTTGGTTCAAATTCAGATACATGCACAAAAGATCCATTCCATTCTCTAACCATTTCTATAAATGGAAATTCTAAACCAGATCTATCTGATATTGCTTTTGCATTTTTTCCTGTTGCGTACTTTGCCATTATGTTCCTGGGTAATAAGCTTTAGGTGTAATGTATGTACTTGAAGCTGACCCATCCTCTGCTAATGCTCTTGCAAACTCATCTTCATAAGCTAATTTTGTAGCCTGAATAAGTTGCGGTTGATATTTTTGTGCTAGATAATATGCAAGTCCTGACACCATACAGGGGACAAATCTAAACGGTACATCAGTTGCATTTGTATAATCTCCAACATCCTGTATTCTTTTTATAAAAAAGAAATGCATATCTTTAGATGCGTTTGTTGAATCAGGTGTTGGATATATATGTATTCTAACTTTATCAATAAATCTTTCTACCCAATATTGATTAGGTGTTCCTTTAGATAATTTATTAGAAAACCCTGCATAGGTAGATCTATCTACTTTTGTCATCGGACTATCTGATTGTGTTGTTTGAGTTCTATTAGATCTTAACTGTGCTTCAAGAACATCGGATATTCCAAATACACTAGCTGGGGCTGTAGTTGTTGCTGAGGTTCCATCACCACTTGCTCTAAAAAAATCATAATCTGATTGTCCTTCGATTAAATCTAAATTAGTATCTCCTATTTCCCAATAATGAATACCTCTATTACCCCATTCTTGAAATAATATATTAAGAGATCTTCTAGCAGATTTAAGTTGATAACCTGCTACAGAATTTAATCCAATACGTTC